TCAGCGCTCGGCATCGGCAGCGTCGGCCGATCGGTTCGCATCGACGACGAGAGCGTTGAGGTGGTCCCGCACGCTGTCAGCGTCGACAGCATTAGTGGAATGAGCGTCGCCATTAAGCGTGCCCGGCGTCGCATCCAGCGCATCGTGCATCTCCCTGATCTTGGTTCGGACGAGAATATCGGTTTTGTCGTCGGCGGCCGCGACGCGCTTGCCGATAGCATCGACGGTCGCCTGTGCCTGGCGTTCGTCGGCGCGCGCGACGGCGACGGTCTTGGCGTGTGCCTTCTCGGCCCGTACCTCGGCTTTGGCCCCGCCGGCGGTTTCGCCCTGATGATAGATCAGCGCGATCATGGCGCCGATAGCTGCGAGCGCGACCAGGACCGGTACGATCCAGCCGAACAGGCGAGCAGTCCAGCCAGGCCACTTCCAGCCGAGCGCGAGGGAAATCAGAAAGGCCATCAACCGTCTCCCTTGCCGCAGGACCGGCGATCGACATTGCCGATCCGGTTCCGCAACCATCCCTTGAGAAAGGCGCGGAGCTTGGGGTTGGCGGCGACCAGCCGGCGATATTCCGCAGCTTGCCGGGCATCGAGCGCGTCGAGTGTCGCGGCGCAAGCGGGGATGACGCCGAGCTTTGCCTGGAGCATCCGATATGCCGCGACGTCGACAGGCCCCAACGACGCCGCACTGTCCGGCAGGCGCGCGTCACCCAGCGCGTTCATCGTCAGCCGGTACCAGCGATTGGGTCGCCGCGGTCCCATATTGACCGCGGTGTCGATCAACTCGCCGGCAACGGCGGGGTCGATCTCGATCAGCGGCATATAGCCAGGCGCGGCGATGTAGCTCCGCACATAGACGGCATCGGCGCAAATGGTCGCAGGGCCGTCGCAATGCTGCGGGAACCGGCGCATATCGCCGCGATACCCATAGTCGCGAGCGACTTGTTCGGTGACGCCGTAGCTCGTTGCGCCGCCCGGATCGCGGGCGTCGTTCACATAGCCGCCCTCGACGGCATAGACGCCGGCAAGGATGACCGCGACGGCCGCGGCGATGGCGCCCTTGCCGGCCCAGCCGGCGCGCGCCGCCGCGTCGCTCTCAACGAAACTGTCGACGCCTTCAGCCATTGGGCGCCGCCTTCTTCTGCGCCACGATCCGCGCCACCATGATGGCGACGAACAGGATTACGGGGATCGAGTGGAGCAACGGTGCGGGAAGATATGCCCGCATGTCGTACGGCATGGCGTTCCACGCCGCCGAGAGCGCATCGGGGAACCACTGTGCCAACGCGGTGACGATGGCCCCGAACGCCGCCAGGCGCATGGTCCAGAAACGCCACCACAAGCGCGCGTCATCGATCAGGCGGGCGCGGACAAGCGCCCACCATTTGCGTAGCAGGGTCATGCTTTCCTCCACTTGCGGCAGCGCCGCGGGTCAGGCTTGGTCGTAGGTCTCCGCGATCGTGGCGGTCGCGCGGATCAGCGGGTCGTTGGCGAGTGTTCGTCGGAGAGCCGCTCCAGCTCGTTGAGGTCGGGCTCGATTGCCGGCGGCGCGAATGATTCACGCAACGTCGGCGCGACCTGAATGATGCTGATCCGTGGCCGCGTGATAGTCATATGGATCGGCGACACCATCATCAGCGCCAGAGCGAAGAGGATGAGCATCGAGCCCGGATCGAACATCACGGTTGTCCTGTCCTGGTTTGGCCGGATGAGGGGACGAGCACCTCGAGCTTTGCCTCGATCCGCGCGGTGCGCTCATTGATCTTGTCGAGCTTGTCGGCGTCGGATTCGCGACGGGTTTCCAGCGCGGTGAGGCGGCGTTCGTGCTCAGCCAGTTCGTTCATCTTGCCGCCGCCCGCCCATAGGAAGCCCGCGATCAGGAAAATCGTCGTGATGACGGGAAGCCACGCCAGCCAGGTTGGCGGGGCTTTGGCGGGCCTGGTCATTGGGGGTGCTCACATTGGGAAGGGGTGTGGAGGTGTTTGAAGTCAATCTAAGGGAGTTCGGCATTGTCGGGTGGTGCTTTCCCCCGGCTGTCGAAGCGGATACCGCGTCGATATGTCAAAAAGCGCGAATCGAGCGGCACGGTGTACTGGTCAAACGAAAGCGGACGCCGCTAGCGCCAATCTCATCAAGCCACTAACCAGTATCCGGTTCTTCGCAGCAATTTTCGTTGTGATGTATCATTCGGGCTCCGGGTTCATCACCGCACAGCCACATATTCCCGGCATTATTAAGTCAGTGCTGTTGAACGGCTACACCGGCGTCACGTTTTTCTTCGTACTGTCTGGCTTCATTCTGCACCACACCTACCGCTGCAAGCTAGTCGACCGGGAAAATATCAAACGATTCGCCGTTGCTCGGTTTGCTCGCATTTACCCGGTATACATTATCACTGTGATCGTGATGTTCCCGTTTGCAGGCGTGAACTACGACTGGCGCGATGTGCCGCAATTCTTGCTTTTGCATTGGTGGATCACAGCGCCATGGCCGCTTCTCGCCATCTGGAACGGGCCGTCGTGGACGATCTCGGTAGAGGCGTTTTTCTACTTTTGGTTTCCCTGGCTCACGACCGTCGCGACTAAGCTGTCAACGCGGTCGATATATATAGCCCTTCTGGCCCTAGCGGTTCTGGACTTCGCAACCGGCAGTTCGGCCTTCTTCTCGCTGCATCCAGCATATTTCGAATGGCTCCGGTGGGTACCGACGCCGATCGTCCGGTTGCCTGAATTCGTAATCGGGGTGCTGATCGGCGAGTTGCATTTCAGGCGTGATGGGAAGCGCTTTCCCGTGCCGTCGTGGGTACCGATCGCCGTGCTTTTGTTGATGCTATGCATATCGCACGAGCCATGGGTAGCGTCTGCCGTGACGGTGTTGGCGGCGCTGCTTATCTTGGCCATTGCGGGCGATCATGGCTCGGTCGTTGCTAGAGTTCTCCAACAACGTTGGCTCGTGCTGCTTGGCGCGGCAAGCTATTCGCTATATCTGCTCCACCAGCCGGCGCACTTTTACATGACCTGGCTGTTGGGCGAGAGCAAATGGCTCGTGCCTTTACAGTATTTGGTAGTCGTCGGAGGTTCCGTCGTGGTCTTCCTCTACATCGAAGAGCCAGCACGCGAGTGGATCCGATCACGTGTACGTATGAAGCCATCTGCTATCGAGGAAGTCGCTGATCGCCCACTCTGATCGCAATTCTCGTTGGCCGAATAGCGGCAGCGCTGATAGACCACCGTGTCATGACAGTGCCGCTTTCTGCCAAGCTCGCCAAATCCCTCAGTTTCATGCGCCATGTTCGTGGCTGGCCAGCGATCGCCACTAGACTTGCGAAGCATGATGCCGAGTTCGAATGTCGGCGGGGGAAGGTCCGCTTTGCAGGCAATCTGAAGTCGTTGATCGACCGCGAGGCCTATCTCTACGGTTCATACGACTGGCACAAAATCGCTCCCTTTCTCGCCCGGGCGAGCCGGCGCGGGACGATCGCTGACGTCGGCGCAAACATCGGGAACCACGCGCTAGCGTTCGCCCGCCACTTCAATAGCGTGATCTCATTCGAGCCAAATCCACAGGTCTGGGCCCGGGTCGAGCAGAATATCGCGATCAACCCTTGGGCGAAGGTTGAATTGCGCAAGGTCGGATTGGGGGACGCAGTTGCCGACTTGCCAATCTTCGTCAATGACAACCACGGCCTGTCTACCTTTCTCGATGGAGAATTGGACAACGCTCATGGCCTCAGTGCGCACATTGCTGTCGGCGACGAAGAGTTGCGCGGCGTAGCCATCGACGCGATCAAGATCGACGTCCAGGGGTTCGAGCCGAACGTGCTCCGCGGACTTCGTGAGACGATCATCGCTAACCGTCCTCTAATTTGGGTCGAGATCAGCGAGACCACTCTTCACACGCCGACCACCTCCGCGCTTGCGGAACTGATTCCGGTCCCATTTCGATTGATGCTGTACACGAGCAAAAAGGGCGCGCTCTTCAATCGGACGGCACTTGTCGAACACAAATCCGAGCGCTTGCCGGTCGGGGATTACCTTGTCATCCCCGAGGGCTACAACACCTCGCCAGCATCGGACAGAATATCGCGCCAGTAACTAAAGACGTCGTCCAACTCAGCGCTCGACAGCATCTTAGTATAGATCGCGATCCCTGCAATCGTAGCGCCGGGTGTTGTAGTGGTATAGAGGTGCGTCCGTAGCTTGCGTGTGGTGCTGCCCATCGGGTTGGCGGTTCGTGTAGTCGCGAATACCGAAGCACTGCGGGCCGATCCAGACCGTTGGAAGAAACCTTGGGCGGTGGTTGTGTTATACTCCGATACGCCCATGCTCCAGGTCGTGGCGCCATTGGCAAAACCTGAGCTGGTGGAGACGTTGACCACCGTGCCAACGCTGTCGCGACCGAAGGTCTGGACCTCAAACAAGCCGGGCACCAGCATGCCCAATGAACCGCCGTTGATGTCGTCCGACAGGATGCCTTGATTGATCGCGGATTTGTAGACGGCGAGCAAGGTAAGTGCGCTGCCAAGGTTGAAGATGTCGCGCGCGAATCCCGGCAACTCGAAAAAGCGGGTGAAGGCGCGCATCGATTGTGACGAGGTGTTGACGCCGCCACTGCCATTATACCTCCCAGCGCCGCCGGTTCCGGTCGCAAGCGACGAGATGACGCCCAGACTTCCGCCCACGCCAGTGGCCAACTCAATCGTTTGGCCGACCGCGAGGGGGTCGCCGGTCACGGTGCCTGTGACCGTCAGCAGGTTGCCGCCCGTGATCGCCCCGCTGAAGGTGGTAGCCATCGGACCGCCGACCAAGCCGACAGCCGCCGGCGTACCGATCAGCCGTCCATCGTTGGCGCCAGTGAATAGGTTGACCGTAGGCGAGTCGTTGAGCGAGGTGCCGAACATGTAGGCTGCATAGCCGGCGCCGAAGTTCGGACAGGACCGCGTACGGCCATAGCCAAGCGCAGACGCATCGACGCCGGCGAAGGGAATAGCAACTCTCATGTCAGGGGCACCTCACAGATAGGCAGCCAGCGATACATCGGCAGGCGCAGGCCATAGGGATCGAAGATCAGCGTGGAATCGGCGCGGGTTTCGGCGATGTTGGTCCACCCCTTGGTGGTGTTGCCGGTGTAACCGCAGCGGAACTTCCAGGTGTTCGCGGGAGCCGCTGGCGCGTCCCATACGATGCGATCGCGTGCGACCACGCGAGGATTACTGAGTGTCTTCGCGACGCCGCTCGCGTCGACAGCAGCAACGCCCCAATTCGAGAGAACGGTGGTGTCGGCAACTGTCAGGCCGCCAGCAATCGTGTGGCCCGCACTGATGGGGAAGGTCGCGACGATCTGCGAGTTCTGCGCCGTGAAGGTCGGCACCATCGGTCCGATACGCAGGCCATCGAACATCAGGCGCTTAAGGTGCCAGCCGAAATAGGCACCCATTTGCTTGCTGCCAGCGCCGGTCATGTGGACGTCGTTGACGCCGTTCTGCACCCCGTACTGGATGCAAGCCAGGATGAACTCTGGGTGATCGATTGCGAGTTGGAGCTGATCGAGTGCAACGTGCGGAATCGGCGCGTTGAAGGCTGGATTGGTATGCGTCGCCGTTTGGCCGATCAGCAGCGGAAGTCGTGCGTTCGGACTAATGAGCTTGAGGGTGACCGCCTTAGCTTGGCGCTGCATCTGCACGGTCTGAGCCCGAGTGTAGAACCATTTCGTATCCGCCCCGTTCGGATAATTTGTGCTGTCGGAGGCATTATCGTTCGTCCCAGTGACGATCATCTGCGCCGCCGGCGCATAAGATTTGCCGAGTGCCCCATAGAGTGCCTGGGCCTGTCCAAAGCTGGCATAGACACGTTGCGCTGTTAGGCCGGTAAGCGTTTCATCTTCGGTTGTTATACTGCCGCCGTTGCGACCGTCATCGGAAAGCAAGAAGCGCATCCCAGCCACGAGGAAGTCGATGCCGTCTTCGTCCTTCAGGAGCTGCACGATCATCTGCGCGCAGCCCGTGAGCGGCGTTTCACCGTGGCTGGTCCAATCATCGGCGTCGGCGCTGTAGCTGATTTCAATGGCCGGTGTGAGCGCGGCGCGGTTCGAAATCAGGTCAGGATCTGACGCGCTTGAGATGTCACTGATGTCATCCGGGACGATACTAGCTCTTGTAAGCCCAGCATTGCCGAACATGTCCGAGGTTGTGCTTGTGCCCACGGTTATGACCGGTGAGCCATGCCCTAGCGATAGCGACTCGCCGGACATGTGCAGGCCGATGCGTTCCGCAATGATCCGCATATTGGCGATCGACGGATCAGCTGGTCCACGAAGCGCTGCCACGATTCGGTTCGACATCGCCTCGATGACCTTGTGCTGCAAGGTGGCCGGCGTTGCCTTCAACCAGTTGTAGCCGTTGCTATCGACTAGCGAAAAGGTTGCGGCGCCGGGCGCGCTGATCAACGGCAGCTTGGCAGCATAGGCCTCTAAGGCCGCCAGTCGCGATTTGATCAGGTCGATGGTGGCGTGCTTGATATCTGTGAGCGTGACGTTGAGCCAGCGATAGCCCGCTGTATCAGTCAGAGCGAAACCGGCAGGCCCGCGAAAAAACCACGAGATAGAAGCAGCGCTCGCCGCCGCCGCAGCAGCAGACGCCGCCGCTGCCGCTGCACTCGACATAGCCTGCCTGATCAGCGAAGCGCCGCCCAAGGCCAAATCGGCCGCAACCACCGCTATATTGCTGGCCCCGCTTAACAGATCCGCAGCCACCGTCCCGATCTTGCTCGCCGCGCCCAGCGCCAAGTCGGCAACAACTGCAAGAAACCCCGGAGCGGTCGTAGCCGCCGCGACCGATGCCACCTGCGCATCCAACTGCGTCAGGTCGTACAGCTGAAGGTCATGGACCATCGGCGCGAGATACGATCCGTCCGCCGACGCGATCTGAACGTCATAGGCACCGTTGGCCGCCGCAAACCCCACCAGCCCCGAAGTCGCCGCCGTTATCGGGTTCGCCAGGCCGGCACCGGCACTATCGAAGACTGCTGCCAGCGTCGTCGTACCCGCCAGAAACACGGTGACCTTGGCGAACGGCAACACCGCTCCCGTGTCGCCACGGGAGGCGATGAACTCGTAATATTGCATCGGAGCGGCCTTTCGGGGCTGCGAGGTGAGGGGGGCTACAGCGTCGGCTGTACTTTGTAATTGTGCGACAGCACGCCATCGGACACGTAGGTATGGGCATCACCGACGGTGATCTTGGCGACCCGCGCTTCGCCGGCGGCGACACCAATCTCTTCCATCATTACCCAACGGTCGCGCCAGAACCGGTGACGTGGCGTTGCCTTGGGATAGCCCTCGGCAACGAACACCGGATCGAGCGAGAACGAAATCGCGGTCACCGGATATGCGCCCCATGCCTGCGTGATTTCGTGTTGCGTCCAGACCCAGTCGCCCACGTCGACGGCCGATGCCGGCTTCTGGATTCCTGGCCCGGAACGCTCGGCGTCGGCCATCAGGATCAGCGCTGAGTCGATGACGCAGCGGCCGTCATAGCCGCCCCCGCCGTCGCCGCCCCCGCTCGGCGAACTGCCGCCGCCGGTGGAGATCGTGAACGTCTGCTCGGCCGACAAATTGAGGAACGCGGGGTCGGCCGTCCAGCCGTCATAGGCAGCGATGCGGCCAAAATAGGTACCGGCCGCCAGCCCATAGACCGTGATCGACGGGATGCCCGCCGACAGCACCCCGCCCGAGGTCGACGGATTGAAGCCGCTGGTCGACGAATAGAACATGACATAACCGGCGAGATCCGGGTCAGCCGAGGCGGCGCACGTCATCGTGCCGTTGGTCGTGCCGCCAATCGCCGCCGGCGATGACACCGCGGGAGGAGCGTTGTTGGCGACGACGAGCCAGGATGATGGCGGTGCGTCACCTGCCGCGTTCGAGGAGATGACCTCGATATGATAGACCCGGCTCACGCCATCCTGCGCCGCCAGCGCGGACGTATAGGTGGCCGCCGGGGTGGAGGTCACGATCTCGCGTTTGAGCGTGGTGCGGTCGGCCAGATAGAATCGGAATTTATAGGTCACGGCGCGCGCCGAAGGCTCGCACACGACGGAAAGCGAACTGCCGTCCCAGGCATGGGCAAGCGCGAGCCCGGTTACCGAATCGGGTAGCGCCGTCGAGGGTGCAAGCGATACCGTGTAAGGCGATAGCGTCGACAAGTCCTCGATCTCCTGGCCGAGGATGTTGAACGAGGGGAATTTGACATAGATCGTGGAGCCGACATTGAGGCTCGCATAGCTGAACTTGAACACGGCGTCGTCGAGCCGGATGAAGCGCTGGCCGACAGCATGGCTTGCCGGCAACGTGCCCGCGAATCCGCGATGCAACATCGTCAGATTATAGGCGTTCGCCCCCGTCAATATGGCGCTTTGGTACGTGACCAGTTCGTCGCCGACGATGCAAAGCGAGCCGCCGGCATCCGCTTCCGCTGCGGTGGCAGACCCCAGATCGCCGCGCGAGGCAGTGAGGTCCACTGCCAGCGTATTCGTCGTGTCCGGATCGGCATGGTTGGCCAGCGCCGCCGTCAGCACGCCGTAGCGCGCAGGCCCGTGGACCGTGCCGACGCGCGAATAGGTGACGTTGTCGGCGCTCACCCATATTTCACAGCCGCCCCAGGCCGGCGACGATGAGGCTACCGCGCACCAAATTTCGGGGTCGCCGTTGGTCAGCGAAGTTGGCGCATTGATCAGGGCAGGCGTCGAAACCGACCCCGGAGCGTCCGCCGCATTGGGCTGCCGATCCGGTCCGCTCGAATGCGGCGCATAGAGCGCGGCCGACGCGGTTCCGACCGGTACGCCCTCGGCGCCGATCGACAGGAGCCCATCGGCGTCTTCGGCAATCTCGGTGATCCGCACCAGCACGCGTTTGAGCGACAGCGAATCGGTGGTCGTCGTCAGCGTGACGAGATCGGTCGGCTCGAGCAGCGCGAAGTTCCACGGCAGCTTGAAGGTGTATTTCTCCCGCGTGTAGAGCACGCGCTGGCCGTATAGCTGGACCGCCTTCCGCGCGATCGCGGCGTCGCAGATGCAATGAACCGTGGTCGGGTCTTGCTTGCGCCGGCCATAGGTGACGATGTTGTCGAGGTCCTGGGCGGTCGCGATGCCGACATTATATTGCTGGCTGCGATCCAGGAACTCGAACTGAACGATATTATAGGCGTCGGACTGGTCGACGATTTCGATCGAGACTGCGTTGCCGCTATCGTCGACCGCCAGATCGTCCTCGGTCAGGTCGTACACCGGCGTCAGGTTGGGCGTCCATGTCACCGAATTGCCCGTCGCCGCGGCATCGCCGTACGGCCGGATCTTGAGCATCCCTTCCGACCAAAAGACCGCCGCGTTGGTCGCGGTCAGCCATTCCTCGAGGATCGACGCCGCGCTCGACTGCGATTCGAGCACTGGCGAAAGCAGCAGGTTGTTGGCGCGGCAATAGAGCGAATAGTCGGACAGATCGCCGATCAGACCCGATCCCCACATCGGCACGCCATAGGCGGCGTTGGTCAGGAAGTCGGTGATGATGTCCTTCGGATCGGCATCGCACACGCTGCCGCCGAGCTGCGTCGCAAAGTCGATCTCGAAGCTGTGGTTCGACAACGTCGCCGAATCCGCGAGGTCGTAATCCTGGGCATAGACATAGGCGATCCCGGAATAATTGATCGCCTGAGCCGGGAATTTGGACGTCAGATAGCCCCATACCGGCTGGGTCGCCGCGCCCGTCGCGAGGCTCAATCCCGCGGCAGATAGCGTCGTCAACACCGCCGTATCCTTGTAAATCGTGCGGATGCCCTGGATACCGCTCGCGCCGCCTTCGCAGATGCCCAAGATAATCGACGCGGTATAGGTATAGGTCGTGTTCTTGGAACCGCCCCCCAGGCCCTTGCCCGCGCTGGTCTTGGTCGTATGCGGGATCGCGGTGAAAGCGTTGTACCAGACGAGATTGCACTTCATCCGGCCGCGGCCCCAGCCAAGCGAAATCGGCAGGCCCAGCGTAGACGACTGGACCTGCAGCCCGTTGAGCTTCGGCGACGTGGTCGAGGTTGACTTGCCGCCCATCATTGATCCTCGAACAGGGTGAAGAACTTGACCGGCCGGGAGCGCAGCTCCTCGTCGCGGTCGGCGTTGCCGCGGACCACGCCGCCGCCGCGGATCACGGCGTGCAGCACTTCGGGCAGTGCGATGACGATCGCTGCATGCGAATAGCAGCGGCCGTATTTCCAGATCGCGAGGTCGCCGGGCCCGACCGCCTCGCGCGGAATCTCGCGCGCGAACCGCGTGACCCAGCCCAGGAACTGCTCTTCGTCGCGATGCAGCATCCATTGCGGCGAGTAATCGGGCTCGACCCGCGGGATCAGCCCGACCGCTTCATAGACCGCCGCCGGCAGCATCGCGCAGTCGACCCCGACGCCGCGCAAGCGTGCCCGGTGATGGTACGGCGTTCCTTCCCAGCCGAGTGCCTCGCGCACCACATCCTCGCGCGTCATCCGAACGCGGTCTCCGGCACCGGGACGTACGGCGTTGCCTTGAACCGCCCGAGATTGTTGAAGCGGACCGAACACCGGCTCTGCGTCAGATCGCAGCCGGGATAGGCAGTGAAGGTGTTGCCGGCGACCGGCAGCGCGGGAAGGGGAGAGACGAGCTGGAACAGGCCCGCCGCATCGTTCGCCATGATAGTCGCCGAGATGCCGGTATTCGGTCCCGACGTGAACACGATCCGCCCCTGCGCGAAATCATTGGCCGGTGGGGTCAGGCTGGTGTCGAACGCCGTGAGCGTCGGGGCTGGAGACGCGCCGACAATGCCCGTCACTGCGAAGGCCGCGGGATTGAGCGCGCAGCCGGCGTCATAGACTGCATGAAGGCAGGCCGCTTGATAGAGATTGGCCGGCATGTTGGCGTTGAGCAGCACGGTCCAGGACGACACCGTGATCGTCGCGCTGTCGCCGGTGATCGCGCTGATCGCCGTGACGCGCCCCGAAAACCTCAGCACCGTGCCGACCACCGGCAGGTTCCAATCGGTCAGGAACGCACGGTCCAGCCGGACATTCGCGCCATCGAACCCATGCCCCCGGATGAACGGGATGATCGGCACGCCGTTGATCAGATCGTCTGGGTTCGCGGTGATCGCCATGTCGACGGTCGTGACGTCGAGTCCGATCTTCTCGCTGATATCCTGCCGCTCGATCATCGGGCCAAGCGCATAGACGTGACCGCCCGACACGATCGGAACGTCACCGCCGGACCACCGAATGACGGCGCCGCCGACCAGCGTAATCGTCCACAGGTCGACCATCTGAAAATCCGCGCCGCTGTTGAGCAAGGTGATCAGCACAGGCGATGCAGCTTTCATGGTCAGCCCTTGGTCGAGGTGAAGGAGAGCCCGTCCTGCGACCACAGGCTCTGCATCATCTGGTTGAGCTCGAGCGCGTCGTCGTCGAAGCGGCACACGAACATGAAGCGCCCGGTCCAGGTCAGCACTTTTCCGGCTGCAGGCGCGCTGGCGAAGGTGATCGATCCGCGCGGACCGACCGTGAAGCTGGCGACCGGGGAGGTGTCGGCGAACACGGTCGGCGTTCCGAGCACACCGCCGACCGGCTCGGAAAAGGTCGCGTTACCGAACGCCATACTCCGAATAAGCTGGAACTTGGTGGTTACCCCGTCACCGATCCCGAACCGTTGTGCGGCTACGGTGTTGTCGCCTGGGTCGAAGAAGAAGAATTCCTGGTATTGCCCGCCATGCAGCAGGAAGAACGTCGCCAGCCGATCGAGGTCCGGCGCCGACGGCAGGTCGCGCAGCACCTCATAAGCGACCTTGAATTGCCAGCGCGGATACGACCAGGTCTTGCGCCGCCGCTCGCGTCCGGAAGAGGCCGTTGCGATTTTCGTCGCCCACATAGGCTTCTTCACCATCAGGAACGATTGCCCGATCAACGTCGGGAACACGTCGGCATCGTCGATCGACGGATCGGCGGTGACGAGCCAGCGGGTCGGCAGATAGAGCGTGGGCAATCTCGTCTCCAATCGAATGGGCTGCGCGGATCGCCGCAGGGCGTTTGGGCACGGCGCCGTCGCCGCCGCTGCGACGCGGACGCGATGTGCGCAAACCCGTTCCGGTCCGGTATTTCGGCGCTTCGGACGGATCGCGGGCGGGGCGATCATGGCAACGGAGTCAGCTCCAAAATCGTCGCATGACGCTCGAAGGTTTTTGCTCCGTTTTCGATCTATCGGCACGCAGTCCCTATTGCGAGGAGCCTGCCGAATGATAGCGTCGTCCCTTCACAACAGGGTCGCGGACGCGATTGCTGCAGTTCAAGCTCGGCTCGATGCTAGCCCCGTCGTTGCGCGCAGCCAGATCAACGGGAGGAGAACCGAATGTTAAGATGGATGATCGGGCCGATCGCGTTGGCCATGGTCGCGACGCCAGCTGCCGCCGACAACAAGGACAAAAAAGAAAATGCGGCGGCCGTGGCGGCGATCAAGGCTCGGGCCGAGCAACTCCGCCAAGATCCGGCGGCAAGAAAGTGCCTCGGCGTGGACGCCGTGACTTGCCTTGCGACCTTGAGCTTCGGCGTGACGCTCATGACCGAGCCGCTCTGGATGGGAGGCGGTTACAAGCTTCCGAAGCCGGTCCAGCACGATATCGACGGACGTCCCATCTCGCAATTGGTGGAGTTCCTGGTCACATTTGGATCGCGCGACAAGGACATCTTTGGACAGAATGTCTTGCGCGCGCAGATGGATTTGTATGATGGCGAACACGTCACCGACGTGAAATTCTTCCTGAAGCATGCCCCGTTGCTGGCTCGCACCCAGGAGGATTGGGATAACACGCACATTTTCGAGCTCGCCACCGCGGTTCTCGGACCCGAGTGCGTTGGGACTGACCGTCTGGCCTTTTACCGCCGATATGATGCGATACAGAAACAATGGGCAAGCCGGGACCAGTACATGGAAATGCCTTCGGGCCCGAGCATCTCATCCGGTATGTTCGGCGATACTGAAATGTGCGGCGTCAGTGTGGTGGCGGGGTCGGTCGCCGGCATGGCTGCAGGCATCGGTTCGTACGGGGGCTCGTCAATCACGTTCCGAATGCCCGACAAGCCGCGCTAGCGCTGCAACGAGAAACCCAGCTTGCCTTCGCGATGAGCCATCTTCATGGCCTTGGCGAAGGCGTTTCGGTTGGCGATGATCTGCGCTTCGGACAGGCCGCTCGCGGTATGGTCGTGGTAATGGTAGCCACCAGACGCACCGGCTTGGTCGTTCGCGGCAAAAGGAGCGTTGCTATTCGCACCGGCCGCGAATCCGACTGACGGGACGCCGAAAGTCGGCATCGACGCGAACAGCCCCATGACATTCCGCCATCCGCCGGCCTGATCGGCGGGGATGATCGTTTCCCCCTTGTGCAGCATGCCGATGCCGTCCCTACTCAGGTCGTAGGCGCCAACATCGAACCCGGCCATCGTCCCGTACGATGCCGCTGCGGCGGACATAGCTGCACCGAACCCCGGCGCGCTCAAATTCCATGGGAATGGCGCGGCCGCCATCGACGCCGTGCCGCCTGCACCGGCCTTCGCGGCCTCGGTAGTGATCGTGCTTTGGCCGTCGGTTTTCAGGATCCCGAGCTTGATCGCGAGTGCCGTCAGCTCCTTGGCAAGCCATTGTTCGATGATCTTTGCGATGGCGTCGCCAATCGCCTGCTGCACCGTCTGCCAAAGGCCCTTAACCGTTGCGGCGAACCCCTGCTGCAGCGTGAGCATCTTTGCGATGTTCTGGCTCCAGCCGGACGCGATCTGATTGATAGCTTGGCGTTCGATCTGGCTGCGCTGGAGACTGGCCTTTCGGCTGATGTCGTTAAGGCGCAATTGATGCTGCTTCGCAAGCCGCTCGATCTCGGCATCCTGGCCCTTGATCACATCGGGGTTCGTTGTCGGGTCGGCTTTGAGCTGGTTGAGCTTGCGGATCAGTTCGTCGCTGTCGATCTGGAACCGATCGTTTTCGAACTTCTTCTGTTGCTGGAGGAGCTGAGCGTCGCTCAGCGCGCCCATCTGGTTGAGATACTCGGCTTGGGCCTGAGCGTCGTCGATATCGCTATGCCGCATGTCGGCAACGTGCTTGAAATAGTCATCCTGAATGCGCCGGCGTTCATCGGCTTCGCGGCGCAGATACTCGGTGATCTGTCGTTCGGTATCCTTAGCCTGCTTCGATTCCTCGCCATAATGTTCCTTGGTCGCGTCGACGATCGCCTTGCCTATTTTCGTCTCTTCGGCAAGGTTGCCATGCGCGAGATCGAGCTTATTTCGAAGCTTATCGACCTCGGATTGAAATTCCTCCTCATGCATGGCGATGCTGGTTTCAGTCGCCTTGCGCTTGACTGCGACCTCCTCGTCTTTCGACATCTTCGCGGTGGCGAGGATGTTCGCCCAATAGGCATGTTCCTCCTGAAGTGATATCTGGCGGAACTTGCCTTCGGCATCGGCTTCGGCCTGGATGGCCAGCTTCTTTTCGTCGAGCGCCGCTTGCCATTCGTTCATCCGGCTTTGCGGCTTGGCCGGTCCGCCGCCGCTGCTGCCGCGCGGCCCACTTCCCCCGCCTCTCCCCCGACCACTGTTCGTGGTGTCGTCGGTTATCGGCGTTGTCTGGTCAACACCGGTCGATGGCGGAGGAGGGGTCTTGGCCATAATGTCGGCCAACATCCCTCGTCCTTGAGCGGCGGCTTCGGCCGCGGCGCGGAGGTGACGCTTGGCATCGTCGCTCGTCTTCTTGGCGTCGGCTACGATCTGGGCCCCGCGCTTACGGACGGTGGCGTCGATGTCCGCCATGCCCTTGTCCCAATCGGATGCGATCGATCCCCAATTGAGCGTCAGCGCGTCATAAGCGACTTGGCCGAACACCTGCAGCGCTTTCTTGATCGCCTCGATGCCTAGCGACGCGAAATCAAACGCTTCTTTGAGTTTGCCCCACCAGCCGAGCGCGTAACCGACGATCTCTTCGAAACGGATCTTGAAGCCGATCGCTAACGCCACGACGGCGGCGATCACCGCTTTGACCGCAGTGACCACGGCATCCATGACGCCGTGCTGGATAGCCGACCAATTGACTCCGCTGGCGCCAGTGATCTGCCAAAGATCCGCGAACGCGGTACCGAGCGTATTGAGGATTTCACCGACGCCTTCGATCGCCGTGCTCACCTCGTCGAAGATCGTCTTGACCAGACCGCCGCTGTTATAGCTCTGCGTAAATGCTTGGGCGAGTTGGTTGAAGCGGTCAACGATCTCGGTAGCCACTGGCGCGAGTGCCGCGGTCAGGGTCTGCGTAACGCCGCTCCATGCGATCTGGGCCTCGTTAACCGCCTCTCCCAGTTTCTTGCCGCTGGCGACCGCGCCGTCATTGGCGGCCCCATAGGCATCGGTCTTCTGCGCAAGCGCGCTGATCGCCGCGCCGCCCTGGTTCAGGAACGGGATCGCTTCGGCGCCAGCCTGGCCCATCAGCTTGATCGCCATCGCGGTTTTTTGCGGACCATCGGTGGTCTTGGCGAACTTGTCGGCCACGGTGGTCAGGATCGTCATCTGATCCGACCCCGCCTTGATATCGACGCCGAGTTTCTTGAACGTGTCGGGGCTTTTGCTGAAATTCTTGTCCAGCGCGGCGGTGCTCTGCGATAATTTGGTGAAGTCGGTTCCGGTCGCCTGCGCCATTGCCTGCAATTGTTGAACTTGGTGCGTCGACATTCCGAGTTGCTTCGACAGCACGCTGACCTTCTCGGACGATTCCCCCATCGCCACGATGGCCTGGGCGGCTTGCTTGCCCGCTTCGTACAGTTCGCCGGCAACGCCCGCCGCGCCCTTGATCCCTTCGACCAGCTTGCCGAAACCGCTTTTGCCCTCGCCGGACTTGCTGGCCATTTCCTGCAGCGCCGCGCTGTTGTGCCTCAGCGCGGCGGTCACTTCGTTCAGGCCGCTGACGATTTCCTGCGGCCTCAATCCGTGCATGCTGGCGGTCAGCGCATCCATCGACTGAGCACTGCGTTCTACCGCGCCGCGCATCCCGGCGAAGCCTCCGCTCATGCTGTCTGCGGCGGCCTGGACTGTGCTCTTCAACTCGCCCAGATCGCCACGGACCTGTTGGATGCCCGCCTCCACCCCGGATGTGTCGGCCGTGATCCGGATGGAGACGGTATCGCTCATGACATGTCCTTCAGTCTCTGGAGTATCGCGCGTGATGCCGCCGCGGTGTCGCCGCCGGCGACGGGCATCGCGACCTCGGCGGAAAGCCGTGAGAGCGTCGGCTGCGTCGGCGAGAGTTCCCGCGTCTCGGCCGAGCTACGGTCCTTGCTGGGAATCAGATCGACTCCCAACGCTCGCGCAATCGCGACTGCGGCGATGTTGAGTGGCGGGCCGGTACGTCGCCAGCTCTGATGTTGGGCATCGACATCGGCCAGCCCCCAATCGCGTTCGATCGCGGCCTTCGACCCGCCCTCGATTCCAGCGGTGATCAGATCGTGGACGAGCTCGGCAAGTCCGTGCTCGAGGCTCCCGCCGGCGCCGCTTCCGTGGGAGCCATCGCTTCCCCCTTGCGCTTGAGTCCCGATTCCTCGCTCAGGTCCAGGAAAGCGGTTTGCAGCCCGACAAACTCGTCCATCGACACGTTCGCCTCGAGATAGTCGGCGGTCAGCACCGGATCGATCTTGACCAGCCCGATCGATAGCACGTTGAGCAGGTCGACAGCGGAATCCATCAAATCGGACAGCGATCCGCTACCGTCGGTCTTGCGTTGGATGTTGTCGATGAACGGCGCGGCCCGGCGCAGTTCGCCGAGCTTATAGGGCGCGATCGCGAAATCGCGCCCAAGAATATGGATCTTGGCCATATTACTGCGCCGACCCCCATTTCAGTACGTTACCCGACGGATCGGCGAATGCCGAAAAATCGAGTTCCGGGATCATGAAGTCATCGACCTTGGTCTGCAGGGCGAGCTTGTTCGAGACGCAGGCGAATAAGGTCAACGCCAGCCCGTTGCCGCCAAGCTGGTTGAAGAAGTCGGCGCGGAAGGTGGGTGCCTGACCCATCTGGATGTTCTGTACGACCGAGGTCTTCGCGACCGTGGAAGTCGCGGTGTAACTGTAGTTGATGAAGACCAGCTTGCCGGTATCGGCTGCTGCGAACAGATATGCGCCGGCGGTGACGCTGTACTGCCCGGCGGTGGGGGCGGAGGCGACGCGCGTCATCGGGTTGCCGCTGGCATCGCGCACGCCCAGGTCGCCCGCCCAGGTGCCACTGGCCGGTACGGTCGGGGTGATCGTGAACGGCGTCGATGGAATCGTCGCGCCCGTCACGTCATTGACGATGCTGTACAGACTCGACGTCACCGTCTGGCCGAAGAACAGGCTATTCATTACCGCGCCGTTGAACTGGCCATATTTGGCCTTGCCGGTGATCTTCATCTTGCCGCGGCCGACCGCGACCGGGAACTGGTTGGAGCCATAGAGCTCCTTGATGTCGCCCTGGATGTCGATCGAGACTTCCTGCGTCACCGCCAGCATCAGCGGCGTGGGATTGGCGATCGTCGCGCCCGTCGCGTCGAAAGTCGGCGTGCCCCACAGCACCCCGGCACCGAAATTGTACATGGCCATGCCATTTCTCCAATAAAAAAGCCCGCAGGAAGCGGGCATTGGCGTTCGTAGTTGAAAGTAATTGGCAGCTTAGACGGGAGCGCAGCCCGCGCGTGCGATCTGGCGCTGTTCGTCGTCGCTCAGATCGGTGGGCGCAGTGAGCACGCCATTTTCCACGCCGATCTCGCGCCCGGTCGACAGGATAATCGCGCTGACATGGTCGGGCGCTGTGAAGCGCGGCGGCAAAGGCGACATTGTTGGGGCAGGGGCGGTGGCCGTATCACCGTCCGCCTTCGGCGTCGGGGGATCGGTGTCGGCCGCGGCGGATTGCGATCGTGCCATTGGTTTCTCCATTGCGATCAGGGAAGGATGATGGTGATCGGCACGATCAGCATGGCCTGACCGTCCAGGTCGCCATTGTCCTTGTGGATCGTGCCGTCGATGAACGCGCGATAGGCGAGCCCTCCGAGCGTCTGCCGCGCACCGGGAAGTGCGGGGCGAAACGCCGCCTCGATTGCGTCGAGGATCGCGTTGCTGGTTTGGGCGGGGGTTGCTGCCTGGTCCTTGCCGCCGCGATGATAGATGATCCAGCTCGCGCGCAGGCTATGCTTGTCGAGCTGCCCGTCGAGCGAGGCGACCGTCTCGGTACCCTCGATCTGGTACAATCCGGGTACCGGTGCCTTGTCCCACATCTTGAGCCGGCGCGAGCGCTCGACGAACGCTTCGTCATTGCCCCAACGCACGTCCGCGAGCGCCAGGAGTGCGTCGAACACCTCATTGCGAATGGTCATCCGATCGCCTCCTGCGCGGCGGTTATCGCCGCCGATTTCAGCGCCGCGGCGATCTCGTCGGCCTCGTCACTCAGCGCGCTTGCCAGATAGGGCCGCGCCGGAAAGCGGGATCCGGGATGGTGGACCACCCGCGCGAAGACATGCTTGCCACCCGCCACGAAGGCGAGTGCCTTGGCCTTGTCGGGCACGATGTCGTGCGGTGGTGTGCTGCCACCCTGTTCCAGGATAGCTGCGTAACGTACGCTATCGTTGACGAATACTGTACCGACGACACTATCGCCCTTGGCCTCGACTCTGCGCTCGATCGCGCTTGCCAGCCGACCGGTGCGCGCGTTCAGCATCTGGCCGTGAAGCTTGTCGTCGATCACATGCCGCTGCAGCTCGGCGGCGGCCGCCGCCACTTTGGCTTCGATCGCGGCCGATACTTGCGACGACAGCCGGTCGAGCCCGGCGCTCAGCGCCTCGGCCTCCAGTGTCACGCTCATAATGGCACCGCCAGCATGTAATTGTTGAGCCGTGCCAGCACCGCCTGGTGCATCGCCTCGCGGCTGAACGCGACGGTGGTCGCGCCCGAACTCGCGTGGCTGGTCTCGCCGATATGCGTGCGTGCCGAATAAGCCTCACCGACCAGCTCGGTGACCGCGAGCATCAAGTCGGCAGGGATCGCGTCATATCCGGCGACATAGGTCACGCGTACCGGCCGATCGTACGGCGTGCGCGATCCGACCAGGATCACGCTGCGCCCATCGGTCGCAACCCCTGAGGTGTTGCCGACAGCATCGACCGTATTGTCGATCCGCGTCTCGCCCCATTCGACCGACGTCACCGACTGGACCGGCCAATTCCGCAACAGAAACCGCGATCCGCCGGTGCCGCGATAGGTCTCGACATGCGTTGCGGTCAGGACGGTGCGCTGGATCGTGTTCTCGACGAATACCGACACTTGGGTGACTAGATCGCCCAGTAGCGCGTCGTCATTGTCGCTTGAAATGTTGAGCCAGCGTTTGACCGCCGACAGATTGGTGAGATCGCCCGCTGCCATGACGTCACGCGCCCAGGAAGCTGAAGCCGTGCGCGAGCAACTCGGCAGCCGCGAGGACCGGTACCCTCACGATGCCCTTGGCATCGGAGGCAAACGACCGTCCGCGCCAGCTGCACCCGGCGCCGTCCTCGTGGCGCATCGCGACGGTATCAATGATCGCCACCTTCGTCGTGCGGCGCGTGGAAGGGTTGTCGGCCAAGCAGCATCTCCTCTGAACGAAAAGGCCCCGCCGGTCATCGCGGCGGGGCCAGGAAAGCCCGGGGCAAGGGGCGGGCTTTGTTCCCCTCCCGCTTGGCGGGAGGGGTTAGGGGAGGGCATGTCGCCATCACGACTGAAACAAGCCCTCCCCCAACCCCTCCCGTAAACGGGAGGGGAGCGATTACCGATCAGCCGTTGGCGATATTGGCGATCACGCCCATCGCGAACGGCGCATAGACCGCCAGCGTCTCCTCGACATACACGCCCGACATCTCGGCGCGCGTCGTGATCGGCCAGTCGATCTGGTAATAATCGCGGCGCACCTTCATCTCCGCGACATTGGGCACCTCGCTCGACTGGTATTGGACCGGTAGATCGCCCGCCCAGCCCAGGATCGTCCCCGCCGACACATTGGGGTGCAGGCGGATCGGAATCTTCTTGTTGAGGTACGGGTTGTAATAATATTCGACCACGCCGCCGGCGGTCAGTGCGACCTCACCCGCTTTCGGATCCTGGAAGTAATTGAGCAAGGACGCGGTGCCCGACGCCAGCACCTTCTTGGTGATGTTCCGCTGCTCCTGGCTGTTCACGTAGAGCACGTCGACCGAGCATTGATAATTGTCCCACATCGACTGCATCATCACGTCGATCTCGGCCACGGACCCCTGACCCGAAGAGGTCAGCGTCGTGCCGGCGCCCGGCGTGCCCGTGGCGAGATAATTGACGTATGCGCCAGATCCGGGCTTCAGCGCGGTGGTCAACAGGCCGTCAAACGCGGTCGAGTTGGTCGAGCAATCCGCGCTGACCGCGCTCGCCGCCTGCCCGGTGCCGGCGAGCGGCTTGGCGAACACGACGCTGTTGGTCGAGCTGATCGCCTCGAGCTTTTCGCTCCCCGCGGTGCCGACGAACCAAGCATAACCTGCCGCGCCCTGGATCGCCGGCACGCTGCACGACAGCGCCTGGCCGGCGGTCGTCGCCTGGCTCGCGGCCGACGATTTCATCGACGACCCGCCGTTGATCGAGAAGCTCTTGCCGTCGGCGCCGGTCACCGACTTCGACGTCGCGACACCGTTCGACAGCGTGCTGTTGCGCATGCCTTCCATCGTCAGCGCGACGACGATCACCGAATAGGTCACCGATCCCGGCAAGGTCGATCCGGTACCGCCCGCGCTCAGGGTCGGCGCGCTCGGCGTACCCAACGCCAGCGAGGCATTGCCGAAGATCACGCCGGCTTCCTCCTTCAGCATCGTCTTCTGCAGCAGGCGCTGCGTCATCGACGCCTTGATGTCCTCGAACGTGCGGCCGGCGGAGATCGCTTCGAACGTCGCCTGGTCTTCCTCGCCCAGCGTCCGGTACGGCGCCGCGCGATCCGCGGTGGTGTAGGCCATTTGACCGGCGCGCTGGCCCTCGGGCACCCAGGGGGTGTTGTCGAAGCCCGACCCGGTGAGCGCGGTGACGGACTTCCAGTTGGTCGCGGTGCCACCCCCGCCGCCGACCCGCGGCAGCGATTTGATGATCGGCGTGTTGACCGGATACAGGTTCTTGGCCGGCGCTTGCAGGTCATAGGCGACCAGGCCGGTGCCGGTGGAAATGGCTTTTTCGACCATGTCCGGGCGTCCGCCCGCCATCAGCATGATCGCGCGCGAAATATTCTCATCGGGGTTCGACAGGCTGGAAACGAGCGACTTCTTGATCTCGTCGGGAGTCAAATTGGTCATTGCTATCCGTCCTTTGGATAGGCGCAGGAACGAGGCCCGGGCGCGATGGCGCGGGCGACAGGTCAGGCGGCTGCGCGGGCCGCGTGAACCAGGGTCGGGTTGGACAGAGCGATGCGCAGCAGGAACTGGCCGCGCTCCTGCTCAGGGAGGGTGTCGATCACTTTCTTGAGATCATCGGCGCTGATCGCCGAAGTGCCATTGGCTGAATTGGGCGAGGCGTCCTCGGCCTTGCTCACCGCGCGCAACGGCCCGGCCGCGGTCCTCGGCGCCGCCGGCTCGGCCTCGACTTGCTCCAGGCGCTTGGTCAGATCGTCGATCGTCGCGTTCAGCATCGTAATCGTGTCGCCGAAGCGTTTGGCGAGGTCGGCCATCATGGCGTCGCCCAGCGCGCCGCCGCGCCGCAACTTCTCGGTTTCCTCCTCGGGATCGGGAGCGGGCGGCGCAGCCTGCGGGCGAGGGCGGCCGGCAGCATCCGCTGACGGCTGGCCCGCGTCGCCGCAATTCTCCTGGGAGCATTGCGCGCCCAGCGCGACGAGGTGATCGTGTGCCGCCTGGATGCGATCGGCATCGGCTTGGGCGGCCCCGGCATCATCGGTGTCGGCATCGCCACCGGTCGCGACACGCTTCACCTGATCCTTGCCATCCGGAGCGGCTTTGGCCTTGGGCTTGGGCGGCGGCGCGTCGTCGTCCGCATCGCCATCCCCATCGCGCGACGCGTCGGCCTCGTCTTCGTCGCCGTCGGCTTGCGGATCGGGCGATTTGGGCTTCGGCTGCGGCTTGGCGGCGGGCTGCTCGCCAGGCTTGCGCCGGGCAGGGGGCTGCTCGCCGGCCGCCGGCTTGGTTGGCGGCTGCTTGTCCTGGTCATCCGGCTTGCCGCCGTCCGGATCCGTCGCTGGAGCATCGTCGTCGCCACCAGCTGGGGCCGCCCCCGCATCCGGGTCGCGATCGTCGTCCCGGTCGTCGTCATCATCGTCGCCAAGGTCGCGCGTCAGTGCCGCAGCGATCAGCCGTTCGCGCGCCTTGAACAGGAAGTCCTTGTACCGCCGCGATCCGGCGTCCTCGGCCAATTCGCGGGCCTTCGCGACCACCTCGTCGCCACTCGGAACATAATCCATATCGGCCTTCCACATGTTGATGACGGCGTCGGGGTTGCAGGGGCTGTCGACCAGGCTGATCTCGACCAACTTCAGCGCGGTGATCACGCTGCGGTCGGCGGTGTCGCGCTTCAGCACCTTCCCGCCGATCGAGAAGCCGGCATAGACGCCCGCACGCACCTTGGTGATTGCCAGCGGATCGACGACATGCGCGCAGATCTGGGTGATGCCATGATCGTCGACCTCGGCTTCGACCACGCGCCCGGCGGCACTCGGCTCGTGCATCTCGCGCAGCGCGGGGAAGCGGCCATAGTCGGGCAAAGCCGCCTTCATCGCCGCGGCGGTGATCGTCTCGCCCTGCTGGTCACGCGTCTCGGACGAGGCGACACCCCAGACCTTGATCGTGCCGTCTTCCTGATCCTCGACCTTGGTGATCGCGCCGAATTGGCGAAACCGCGTCATGCGATGGCTGTCCTTTCGGGTTTTGGGGGCCGGGCACCGCGAAAGCGGCATGCACCGGGGGGTATTGGCCACGCGGAACGCGCGCGGACGGCGCCCGAATTTGGGCGTATCGGCATTTGGGTTTCCGGACCCCTTGCTTGCAGGGAGGGGTTCGGGGGGGGCGCGCGCGTCTGCGCACCTCCAAAGACTTACTGGCCGATTGTCGAAACAGCGTCGGACGTCCGTGACGACGGTCTTCCGACGGACCTTATCCTTGCCGGCGCGCCATCAGCAAGCGGATCAGGGTGATCGTGAAGGCGGCACCCAGTCCGACTGCCAGCGCGATCCCGATACCCGCGGCCAGCAGCAACCACGGGGCGTTCGGATCGCAATCAGTATAGCCGGGGTCCCCGCATTGGTCAGCAAAAGCGCCGAACAGCGCCAGGCCGATGACCGGCGCGCCCACGATCGCTGCGGCGACGCAACCCCATTTGCCGCTGCCCCGGGAAATAGGTCGGTATCCGCCGTCAGTCACACGCCCATGCCATCGGCGGAGTTCCCGAATTTTCGGGATCAGCTGCGCGTGGATCCATCGAATACCCATCCCACGAAAATAATGCCGAACAATGAAATGGCCCCGAGAGGTAGGACGACCATTAGGCTGTCCTCGCCAGTCAAACCAAACCAATAGCAAACCAGAAGCGCGATCAACAAAGGGAGGAACCAAGGAGTGGTCTGCCACTGCCTCTCAACCAAACCGCCGCCCGGTTGGTCCTCGGCCTTGCGCGCTAGATAGGTCCGATATCGTTGGAATAAGCGGCTCATCGATGCTTCATAGCGCAGCCGGTCAATGCCTGTCACCGATCGTCTCTAGACTTGTTCGGAACGGCCGGCTGTCGGCGGATTCATCACCCCCGCCACCATATTCCCCAACAGCACCGCCCCCGCGCTCGTATACAACATCGGCCGCGCACCCAGCCCATCGGGCAGCGGGTCGTCCCCCCGCGCATGCCGCACCTCGTCGATCGCCTTCGACCCGTTGCGCAGGTCGCGGTCGTCGATCTCCGATTGCACCTGCGGGTCGATGCTGGTCGCCTTGACGAAGGCGAACTCCAGGTCGGAATAACCGAACTCGATCTGGATCACATCGTCGATCCAGCGCTTCATCCACAGCTGCAACGGCTCGAGTCCCTCTTCAAGCGAGCGCTCCTGATCTTCCATCGCGGTCGACCGGTTCATCTGGCGCACGAACGGGGTCGGGGGCAGCGAAAAGGCGAAAGCGACGATCCGCGCCAGCCATTCGTCGAACTCGTCCTTGATCGGTGCCGCCTTGAAGGCGGTGAATTGCGATCCGTGCGGTCCCCAGATCAGCTTGTTCTGCTCGGCGGCGTTGCCTGCGATGCGATCGTCGAACCATTGCTGCAATTCCTGGATCTTCGCCGCGTCCCAGCCCTCGGGCGCGTTGAGCAGCCCCGCCGGCACGTTGCCCTCGGTGAAATAGCTCAGCTGCGCCGCCTGGCGTCGTAGGATCGTATTGATCGTGACGACGATCTGCTCGACCGGCCCGAAGCCATAGAGGTGATGCGGCCGCACGTTCCGCGGCGCGTAGAGCAGGTCGGCGTTGGTCAGGTTCGCCCAGACGACACCCTTGATCACTTGCTGATAGGCAATGTCGGTCGGCCCGCGCGGCCGCCGTCCGGTATCGTCGACCATCGGGTGGATCGTATCGCCCGGCACGATCTCCAGCCCGATCAGCTTTCCACCGCGATTGCGCCGCTT